TTTGGAGATTTAACATGGCAACCTCATTTTCCCCCACCAATTCGGTGACAGTAACCACAGCAGCTAATTTCATCCCTGAAATTTGGTCAGATGAAATCGTAGCTGCCTACAAGAAAAACTTGGTTCTTGCGAACCTCATCATGAAGATGAACTTTAAGGGCAAGAAGGGTGATGTAATTCACATTCCCGCACCTACCCGTGGTTCTGCTTCTGCTAAAGCCGCTGAAACAGCAGTCACCTTGATTGCCGCTACAGAGTCTGAAGTTCAAGTTTCTATCAATAAGCATTACGAATACAGCCGTTTGATTGAAGATATTGTTGAAGCCCAAGCCTTGAACAGCTTGCGTAACTTCTATACTTCTGATGCTGGTTATGCTCTGGCTAAACAAGTTGATACTGACTTGGTTCAGTTGGGTCGTTCTACCAATGGCGGTGCTGGTACAAACGCATATGCGACTGGGGCTTTCATTGGTGGTGATGGTACTACTGCTTATGTTGCTGGTAGCAACAATGAGTCAGCATTGACCGATGCCGCTATTCGCCGCACTATTCAGCGTCTTGACGACACTGATACCCCAATGGATCAGCGTTTCTTTCTGATTCCTCCCTCAAGCCGTAACACGCTGATGGGTCTGGCAAGATATACCGAGCAAGCCTTTGTCGGTGGTACTAACAATACCATTCGCACTGGTGAAATCGGTAACCTCTATGGTATCCCTGTGTTTGTCTCAAGCAATTGCGATACAGCATCAGGTTCTGCTGCCGCACGGGTTTGCTTGATGGGTCACAAGGATTCATTGGTTTTGGTTGAACAAATAGCTATTCGCTCACAAGTTCAGTACCAACAACCGTACCTTGCAACTTTGTACACTGCTGACACTCTGTATGGAGTTCAAATCCTCCGTTCAGCGGCAAGCACTGGTGCGGCTAAGTCTGCATCTATGTTCGCTTTGTTGGTTCCTGCCTAATTGCAGTTGCGCCCCCTGCCCTAGTGGTGGGGGGACTTTTTTAACCTAATTAGGAGAAATCAAAATGGCAGCAGCAACAGCAGTAGTTTCACGCCGTGGTAATGACAGTTTTCGGGGTTTATTCTCTGATACATGGTCTGTTTCAGCAACTCTTGACGCATCATCTCTTGCAGATGGCGTTGGTGAGACAAACACAATAGCAGTAGCAGGAGTCAAGTTAGGCGACATTGTGATGAACGTAAGTTTGGGTGTAGATGTCTCAGGCATATCTATAACACCTTACGTTTCAGCGGCTAACGTAGTGTCTATTCGTTTCCAAAACGAGTCAGGCGGTACATTGGACTTGGCATCCACAACAGTTCGCTGTGTGGTTGTTAGGCTGGTTTAAAGATTGGGGGGCTAGTCCCCCCTTTCTCATTTAAGGGTTTTATGGCTACTTTTCGTTGTCTTCAAACAGGTAATACTGTGACTTTTACATATCAGCATGATATTGATTCTATGAAGGGTCATCAGGGGTATGTAAGAATAGATGAACCAGAAGTAACCATAGAATCTGAAACTAGAACAGATACCGCATTTGCGCCTGTCATGCCCACAATTAAGCGTATGGGAAGACCCCGAAAGGTAGCAAATGGCTGAGATTGATGCAAGAGATTTTGGTAGGTTAGAGGCTCAAGTTGATTCTCTACATGGTCAGGTAACTCAGTTGAGTACCGATGTAAAAGCCCTTTTGGAACTTGCTAACAAGTCTAAAGGCGGTTTTTGGATGGGAATGACTATCGCTAGTATTGCTGGTGGAGTCTTTACATTTGTAGCCGATAGGTTGTGGAAATGAAAGATGGAATGCTTTCAGGCCAAGTTTGCCCAATTCCTACTCAGGATATTGAAGTAAACCTAAAAAACAGGAACAATGCTTTTAAGAAGTTTGGGTATGGCCCACCTAACCCAGATGAACCCAATGAAGCGTTTTGGCTGATAAAAGCCAAGATGTATAACGCACCTACCGATGTGGTTAAAACCATGCGTTGCGGTAACTGTGCAGCATTCATTCAAACTCCTAAGATGATGGATTGCATCAAGAGTGGTTTGGAAAAGGGCAAGAGTTCAGAGAATGAACTTGAGTATGACCAGCAGTTTATTGATGCTGCTGATCTAGGTTTTTGTGAGTTATTTCACTTCACTTGTGCGGCAGCTAGGACTTGTGATGCTTGGAAATCTGGTGGTTCAATTACAAAGGATTGATATGAAAGCTAAACCCAAAACTCCTGCTAAAACACCCGCTAAAAAGGGTATTCCTGTGTCAATCATGGTTGCTATTGGTAAGCCAAAAATGCCAATGCCTATGCGTGGTGGCAGAACTGCTACTAACATGATGAAGAAATCTTCAAGGGGTAAGTAATGGCATCTTTAACATCACCCATTACACTTTTGGACGCTGTTGGTGCAACTGGTGCATCAATAGCCGTTCAAGTTGATTCTGGTCAACCAGCGTTCTTACAGGTTTCAGGCATTACATCAGCTACTGTTGTATTGCAGGGTAGTCTTGATGGAACAAACTGGTCAACTTTAGGAACTGCATTGACCGCTAATGGCATAGTTACTGTTCAAAATGCACCAAAGTATTTACGAGCAAATTGCACAGTTTTTGTTACAGGCACTATCACTGCCAAGATAATGTACTAAGGAGCAACCTTATGAAAAAACCCACAATGGCTCAGAAAAAGATTGGCAAAGTAATGCACGAGTTCAAGACTGGAACTTTGCATACAGGGTCAAAAACTGGCAAAGTTGTTAAGAACCAAAAACAGGCTGTTGCCATTGCTTTGTCTGAAGCTGGTATGACAAAACCAAAGAGGAAGATGAAATGAAGGCTGGACTATACGCAAACATCAATGCAAAACAGGCTCGTATTAAGGCAGGGTCTGGCGAGAAGATGAACAAGGTGGGGTCTAAGAATGCACCTACAGCGGCTGACTTCAAACAAGCGGCAAAGACTGCAAAGAAGCCTAAAAAGGTGAAGTAGATGAAAACACCCACTTGGCAAACAAAAGCTGGTCAAAATCCAAAAGGCGGCTTGAATGCCAAGGGCAGATCATCTTATAATCAGGAAACTGGTGGAAATCTGAAGCCGCCAGTAAAGTCGGGGGATAACCCTCGCAGAGCAAGTTTCTTGGCTCGTATGGGTGGCAATGATGGCCCTGAGTACAAGGATGGTGAACCAACAAGACTGCTTCTTTCGCTCAAGGCATGGGGTGCATCCTCAAAGGCTGACGCAAAGGCAAAAGCTAAAGCTATCTCCGCAAGGAACAAAGCAAAGGCTGGAAGCAGATGACATACTTAGAACTTGTAAACGATGTACTCGTAAGGTTGCGTGAGCCAACAGTGACTACTGTCGCTCTCAATTCTTATTCCACTTTAATTGGCAAATTTGTCAATGATGCCAAGCGTCAAATTGAAGATGCTTTTAGTTGGAATATTCTAGGAACTACCATTACAGTTACTACTGCAGCATCTACAGCATCTTATGCTTTGACAGGTGCTGGTCAGAAATTTCAAGTAATGGATGTAATTAATACTACAAGCAATGTTGGTCTTACAAACATTAGCTTTGTGGATATGAACCGCAAATTAAACTTTACGCCACTTGTTAACTCAATACCTACAGAATTTGCTTTTGATGGCGTTAATGCAAGCTATGACACTAAGGTAAATCTCTTTCCAATCCCTGATGGTGTTTATACAATTAAGTTTGCGTTGACAGTGCCACAGGCTACCCTAGCATCAGATGCAACTGTTGTGCTTGTTCCTGACGTTTTAGTGGTTCAGAATGCCTATGCCCGTGCCTTAGTGGAGCGTGGTGAAGATGGTGGTTTGTCTTCTTCTGAGGCGTACCAACTGTACAAATCTATGTTGTCTGACTACATTGCTCTGGAAGGCACTCGCTATCCTGAAAATCAGGAGTTTGTTGCGGTATGAGCAAAGCACTCCAAGTTTCTAGCGTATCAGCACCAGCTTTTCTGGGGTTGAATACACAAGACCCATCGTTAGAAATATCGAGTGGATTTGCTGGCATTGCCAACAATTGCATAATTGACAAGTTTGGTCGATTGGGTTCAAGGCAAGGATACCAAAAGGTCAACACATCTAGTGGTACGTTAGGTGCAAATGAAGTAACAGTTATACATGAGTTGCTTCAAACAAACGGCACAATTACTGTATTGTTATTTGGCAACGGCAAACTGTTTAAGTTGGGTTTGTCAACGGCTGGCGCTGTAGCTGAATACAACATTGCTCAATATGGTTCTAATGCCACACCTCTTGCCGAATACACGCAAGGTCTTGCAGGGTTAGGGACTATCAGCGAGTTAACTTATGGTGGTGGCGGTACTGCGCCAGTGTTCAATGCAGGAAATTGGCAAGCTGCAAGTCTGAACAACATCGTATATTTTTTCCAAATAAATAATGATCCAATCATTTACGATCCTGCTGTATCCATCACAACATACCGCCGAGTCTCTGAAAAGTCAGGTTATGTTGGTACTGTGTCTAAAGCAAACGTGGCTATTTCTGCGTATGGACGTATTTGGGCAGCTAACACAATCACTAACAATACAACAGTATATTTCAGCGATTTGTTGTCAGGCTATATCTGGTCTACTGGGACTTCAGGCTCATTAGACGTTTCTGGTGTTTGGCCTAATGGCGCAGATGAGGTCATGGGGTTGGCGGCGCATAACGGATTCTTGTTTATCTTTGGTAGACGACAAATCCTTATCTATTCAGGTGCTACTACTCCATCATCTATGACTCTTTCCGACACGATCTCAAGTGTTGGTTGCATAGCAAGAGACACAATTCAAAACACAGGCAAAGATGTTGTTTTCTTAAGCGGCAGTGGTTTGCGTTCTGTTTTGCGAACAGTGCAAGAAAAGTCTGCACCTTTAGGTGACTTATCAAAGAACATTAGAAACGATTTCTTAGCCACAGTTGCAAGTGAATCAGATACGCAGTTGAGGGCGGTTTATTCTGAGAAGAATGGTTTTTACCTTTTGACTTGTCCAACAGCAGGAAAAGTGTTTTGCTTTGACACAAAGACAACTTTAGAAGATGGCTCTTATCGTGTGACAATATGGGACAGTATTGCTCCGCAAAGTTTTTGCTCTCGTAGGAATGGAGATTTACTCATTGGTAAAACTGGGTATGTAACAAAATACACTGGTTACCAAGATGATACTTCGTCTTACCGAATGCAATACTACACAAACAACGCTGACTTGGGTAATGATGGTCAAACCTCAATCATCAAGAAAATCAAGGTTCTTGTTGTGGGTGGCAGTAACCAAGCAGTATCAGTGTTTTGGGGATATGATTTTTCATCAAGTTACCAATCGCAGACAGTTTCTATACCAACGCAATCTGTATCTGAATATGGCATTGGTGAATACAACATTGCAGAATATGCAACAGGCATTATTTTGGAAGAATTGACTGCATACGGAAGCGGGTCAGGAAAAGTCGTTCAGACGGGATTTGAGATTAACATTAACGGGTCACCAATTTCTTTCCAAAAGATTGAGATTCAAACCAAAACAGGCAAACTTGCATAAGGAGCAACCATGTCAAACTACACGAAAACAGTTAACTTTGCAGCCAAAGACGCACTCACAACAGGTGACGCTAACAAGGTTGTTAAAGGTACAGAGATTGATACCGAGTTCAACAACATTGCTACTGCGGTAGCAACAAAATACGACTCTACAAGCACTGTGCCAGTAGCTAACGGCGGTACAGGGGCAACAACAGCGGCAACTGCTGTAAGCAATCTGGGCGCTTTG